AAATGTCTACTTTTGAGTTTATGTTGTGGTTATCGTACTTTGAATTACAACACGAAGAAAATGAAAGACAGCAACGCATAGCAAAGATGAAAAATGGCAGATAAAAACCTCAATATTAATATTATTGCTAAAGATAAAAGCAAACAAGCATTAAGTAGAGTACAAGGTAGATTAAATAGTGTAAAGCAATCAGTCTTTAGTCTTAAAGGTGCTTTAATTGGTATTGGTGCAGGTGCAGTAGTAAAATCATTTGTTGATGTTGGTAGAGAAGTAGAAAGTCTTGGAGTTAGATTTAAATTCTTATTTGGATCAGCAGAAGAAGGATCAAAAGCATTTGATAATCTTACAAAATTTGCAGGTAAAGTACCATTTTCACTAGAAGCTATATCAAGGGCATCTGGAAATCTTGCTGTTGTTGCTAAAGACGCAGATGATTTAAATAGAATATTAGAGATTACAGGTAATGTTGCATCAGTAACAGGACTAGATTTTGAAACCACAGCTAGTCAAATTCAAAGAGCATTTGCAGGTGGTATTGCTAGTGCAGATATATTTAGAGAAAAAGGTGTAAGAAGTTTATTAGGATTTAAAGAAGGTGCAAAAGTTTCAGTAGATGAAACAGTAGAAGCATTTGAAAAAGCATTTAGTGGTGATGGTAGGTTTGCAAACGCAACAAAAGACTTAGCACAAACATTAGATGGAACTCTATCAATGATAGGGGATAAATATTTTAACTTTCAAAAAGATGTAGCAGAGGGATTTTTTGATGAATTAAAAAATGAATTTGGTGATTTAAATACATTTTTAGAGGCAAATGAACAACAAATTGAAGATATTGCAAGATCAATAGGTGAGAACTTTGCAGGTGCTATAGGTAAAACATCGGAAACAATAAAAAAAGTTGCACCTGCTGTTAAAACTATTTCTAATGCTTTAGGTAGTACAATTACAGGATTTGCTTCATTACCATCATTTGTTCAAAATGTAGGTTTAATTGGTGCATTGTTATTTGGTAAAAAAGGTGCTGTAGCCTTAGCGGGTATTTCTTTTTTATTTGATAAAGTTACAGATTTTATAGACGAAGTAAAAAATGAAAAGGCTTTAGAAGAACTATTAAAATTACCTAATGATGAGTTATTAGAGAGTGTTCAATCATTAGAAGATATAAATGAACTTATTGCTTTTACAGAGCCAACTACAAAAAGAGTAGGAATAAAAGTTCTTGAATTAAATACCGCATATAAAGAACAAAATGAATTATTGAAGTCAATAAGAAATCGAATTGAGAATACTAATTTAGCTATTGAACATGGTACTAAATTTGGATCAGCTTTTGCAGATGCACTAGGAAATATTGCTATTCAAGCACAACGATCAGATGAAGAAATAAAAGAAATGACAAGAGATATGAATAGAGCAATTCTACACGGAACAGAATTAGGTGAACATATGCAAAATGCTCTTGAAGGATTAGGTGATACAACTACAGAAGAAGTTGAAGTAGCATTAAATAGTTTTGAAAGATTTAAAAAAGGATTCCAAGATGCTATGAATGAAAATATATTTGATGGATTTCAAAAAGCAGGTGAAACAGCATTCAATAGTTTAAAAAGTACATTAACTGATTTTGTAATTACAGGTAAACTAAACATGAAATCATTCGGTGATGCAATTAAAAGAGCATTAGTAGAGGCATTGATTGGTCAAGCAGTACAAATGGCTTTAGATAAATCTCTAGAATTATTTAAAATGCGTTCAATTAAAAGTGCTTTGATAAGTGTTTATGAAGGTGCATTAAAAACATTTGCTTCTATTCCATTTCCATTCAATATATTAGCTGTTGGCGGTGCTATATCTTTTGGTATGGGATTAGTCAATAAGATTAGAGGATTTGCAGATGGTGGTAGACCGCCTGTTGGTAGAACTAGTCTTGTGGGAGAAAGAGGGCCAGAATTATTTGTACCAGATAGTGCAGGAACTATTGTACCAAACGATCAATTAGGTGGTGGATCTACAACTGTAAACTTTAATATTACAACAGTAGATGCAAAAGGATTTAATGAATTACTAGTTAATAGTAGAGGTATGATTGTTAATCTGATAAATACTGCTGTTAATGAAAAAGGAAAACCTGCATTGATATGAGTGGATCATTACCTAACACAGATTTTACAGCTATCAATATTAAGAGTGAACAGAATACTTTAGTATCAAGAACTGATAGCGGAAAAACATTTAGAAGGCAAGTAGATAACCAGAGATGGAAATTTACTTGTAGTTATAAAACACAACCTAGATTAGCATTTCAATCTATAATTGCATTTATTGTAAAACAAAGAGGTCAGAAAGAAAATTTTACTATTACATTTCCAAATTATTTAGATGCAAAAGGAAATGAAACAGGATCAGTAGCAGTCAATGGAGTTCATGCAGTTGGTGATACAACTATTGATATGGACGGATTTCATTCAGATGGAACACACAGATTCCGTGCAGGAGATTTTATAAAATTTGCTAATCATACAAAGGTTTACATGGTTGTTGCAGATGTAACATCAAGTAGCAATTCAGCAACTGTAACTATAGAGCCTCCATTAGTTTCAGCATTAGCAAATGATGAAGCTGTTGTTTATGATGATGTTCCATTTACAGTTCACCTAGTTAGCGATTTACAAGAGTTTCCATCTAACAATGCAGATGGAGATGGGGAACCTTTATTTAATTTTGAATTTGATGTTGTTGAGAACTTATAATGTCAAGAGGTTTAACAAGTGCAGTTAAAACAGAACTTGCTACAGGAAACATTAGACCTGTATTTCTTGTTAAAATAAATACACCTACTCCTGTTTATCTAACTAATTGTGGATTTCCATTAACATCAAGTGTTTCTGGAAGTTCTGAAACTTATCTTGCAAGTGGTCATTTAAAAAGCATATCACAAGTTGCTGAAACTAATTCACCTAATAAAAATACCATTACAATAGGCATATCTGGAGTAGAACAAACTTATGTAGCAGTAGCATTAACAACTAATATTATTAATACAGAGGTAGAAATATACAGAGGTTTTTTAGACTCAAATAGTGCATTAATAGCTGATCCATTTTTATTTTACTATGGAACGATTGATAGATTTGGTGTTTCTGATAGCACAACAACAGCTAGTGTAGCTTTGACTGTTACTAGCCATTGGGGTAATTTTGAAAAAGTATCTGGTAGAACTACAACAGATAATTCACAACAAAGATTTTTTAGTGGTGATAAAGGCATGGAATTTTCTGCACTTACTGTAAGAGATTTAAAATGGGGTAGAATATGAGAACTAGATTTTTTCAAGCTGAAATTACAGATATATCTAGAGTTATGGAATTATGTGAAAATTTTAGTCAAGATATGCAGAGCCTCAATTATCCTGCTGTTGATAAACCCACATTAGAAAATTTCTTAATCAAATGGTTAGGTATGGGTAAAATAATACTAGCTGAAAATTTAGAAGATAAACAACTTGTGGGAATGTTATTGTTTTATAAAACTAGATATTATTGGTCAGTAGAGAAAGTAACAGTTATTCATGTAATGTATGTAAAACCAGAAAATAGAGGTTACAAAATGTTTAAACAATTATTAGAAATGGTTAAACAAGTTTCAAAAAATACTACTATTACATGGTCTACCACAACTAAAATTAATGAAGATAAATTATTTGAAAAAGTTGGATTTGAAAAAATGGGTAATAATTGGAGATTAAATTAAATGTGTAACCCTGTAGATATTGTAGAAGGTATAATAGATTTTGTCGAAGATGTTGTAGAGGTCATTGTTGATTTAGTAGAAGATGTTATAGGTTGGTTAGTTCCAACACCAGACATTCCAGATTATGGGGATTTAGATCAAGACCAACAAGCAAAAGGAGTTTTAGTAAATAAAATATCTGCTAACTCAGCTATTCCTATTGTTTATGGAACAAGAAAAGTTGGAGGTAATATAGTCTTTTTAGAGTCATCTGGTGCAACAAACGAGTTCTTATTTATGGCTATTGTAATATCTGAAGGTGAAATAGATGATATTACAAAAATATTTATTAATGATAATGAAGTAACTTGGTCTGGTGATTTAGCAGACAATACACAAAGGACAGTAGCAAGTTCAGATGCTAATTTTTTTAAAGCACCAGATGCAGATTCAAGTGCTGAAAGTTTAATAACTTGTGAGCCTCATTTTGGTAGTGATGGTCAAAGTGCATCTAGTTTATTATCTTCATTATCTTCATGGACTGCAAACCATAAATTAGGCGGTCTTGCTTATATAGCTTTTAAATTTAAATGGAATGCAAATGCATTCGGAAGTATTCCTAATATTACTGCGATTATAAAAGGTAAGAAAATTTATAACCCTAATTTAGATGGAAGTATAACAGGAGGAAGTGGTAGTCATAGAGCAGATACTTCAAGCACTTGGGAATATTCAGACAATCCTGTTTATCAATTATTAGATTATATGCGTAATACAAGATTTGGAGTAGGAATTACCAATAGTTATTTTGATACAAACTTTGCAGATTGGCAAATAGCAGGTGATGTCTGTGATGCAAATATAACACCTTTTTCTGGTGCAAGTCAGATTGATTTGATGGATAGTCATGCAGTTGTTGATACTTCAAAAAAATCTATTGATAATGTTAAAGAGTTTATAAAATCTTGTAGAGGTTTTTTAAATTTTACAGGCGGTTTATATAAAATAATAATCGAAACAACAGGAAGTGCATCAATATCAATTACTGAAGATAATATTATTGGTGGTATCACTATTAACAGTAAAACTAAAAATTCAAGGTACAACAGAGTAATAGCTTCTTTTGTAAATCCAGACAAAAATTTTCAATCAGATGAAGTACAATATCCACCTGCTGATGATAGTAATGAAGCTAGTGCAGATAGACATGCAACTATGAAAGCATTAGATGGTGGTATTTTATTAGAAGGTAGATTTAATTTTGGCTATATCACAAATCCTTATCAAGCTAGAGAAATGGCAGAGATTATTCTTAGAAGGTCAAGAACAAGTTTAGATGTAAGTTTAAAATGTGATGCAACTGCATTAGATTTAGCTATTGGAGATATTGTAAATATAACTCATGCAACTCCTGCTTTTTCAGCAAAACCTTTTAGGGTACAAGGTATGACTATAAATTCTGATATGACAGTAAGTTTACAGTTATCTGAACATCAAGATAGTTTCTACACATTTGGAACACAACAAGAAGTAGCAACAATTCCAGATACTACTTTACCAAACCCATTTTCTGTTTCTGCACCTGCTTCTATTACATTAACAGATGAATTAGTTGAGTATTCTGAGGGTGTTGTTTTAACAAGATTAAATATTGCAATTGGTGCTAGTCCAGATCAATTCGTATCTCAATATCAAGTTGAAGTAAAATTAAGCACAGAAAGTAATTTTAAAATATTAGCTGTGGGATCAGATTTAAATTATGAAATGTTGAATGTTATTGATGGAAGCACATACAATGTCAGAGTAAAAGCTATCAATTCAATAGGT